AGTACCAAGAAGAAGGAAACGCCTGAAGAAGAAACAAACTCTCCTGACTAATTATATTGTATAGGAGACTTTCATGAATGGCGACACCGACACTTACACCTAGTTCACAAACATCAGCTGTTGTCTTGCCATCAACAGGTAGTCTTGTTGTAGCTGGTGATTCTGCAAATTATCCGTATGGTCTTTATGCAGACGCTGGTTCACAACTGTTTGATACTAACTTTATTACTGGCGCAGTTGAACAAGTTAATTTCACCTACAGGAAGCTTGGTGGTGATGTTCTTGATATTGAGTTAACTGATAAAAATATTTATGCTGCTTATGAAGAAGCAGTATTGGAATATTCATATATCGTTAACGTGCATCAAGCCAAAAATGTGTTACATAGTTCTTTAGGCGCGACAACTGGAACTTTTGATCAAGATGGCCAGCGAACTGATTCTTTGAGCGGCAGCAACGTTGAATTGAAGTATCCTAAATACAAATTGGGATATTCAAAAAAGATTATGGACAATACGATTATGGAATCCGGCCTTGGCGGCACCGCTGCTGTGTATTCAGGATCTATTGCCACAAATAGGCTGCAGCAGGATTATGATTTGCAACAAGAAATTCAAACTAATTCTTTGACTGCTAGTTTTGATTATTTTAGTAAAATTAACAACAAACGGGTTATCATAAGAAGAGTATATTTTAAAACGCCACATGCAATGTGGAGGTTTTATGGTTATTATGGTGGCTTGAATGCAGTAGGCAATATGTCAACTTATGGTATGTATGCTGATGACTCTACTTTTGAAGTAATTCCGCCATGGCAAAATAAATTGCAAGCGATAACGTATGAAGATGCAATTTATACACGAAATTCTCACTATTCTTATGAAATTAAAAATAATAAATTAAGAGTATTCCCGATTCCAACAAGCACCAGTCCAAGAAAGATTTGGTTCGAATTCACAGTTGAGGAAGATCCATGGGAAGATCAGGATGATCGCAAAGGTGGCTTGGACGGTGTTAATAACATGAACACTTTGCCTCTGGCAAATATACCTTATCGGAGCATTAATAGTATAGGAAAACAGTGGATTAGAAGATTTACTATATCTTTGTGTAAAGAAGTCCTTGGTCAGATTCGAAGTAAGTTTGCCACAATTCCAATTCCCGGGGCTTCAGTAACACTTAACGGGCCCGCAATGATTACAGAAGCTAAAGCGGAACAAAAAGAGTTGAGGGAAGAACTGCAGAAGGTGTTAGATGAGTTAACTTATCAAAAACTTACAGAAGCACAAAATGATATGGCCAAGAACACTCAGGAGTTAGCACGTACATATCCATATTCTGTCTACCAGGGGTAAAATTTAAATGGCGAGTGAAAAAAATAAATGGACGCAGCCAACTCAGCCACCCCCTCCTCTTTTTCTTGGTGAAAAAGAACGAGACTTGGTTAAACAGGTTAATGATGAGTTAATTGAAAGAGTAATTGGACAACAAATTGCATATTATCCAATTGATCTAGAACATACAAATTTTCATTCGTTATATAATGAAGCGGTTGTTAAAACTTTTTTGCCTCCTGTCAGGGTCTATGCTTTGGTTGAATTTATGGGCCAAACAACACAAACTGATAAATATGGTATAGACAAGACTGTAAAAATAAAAGTTCATTTTCACAAAAGAAGATTAACTGAAGATCAAGATCTTTTCGTCCGCGAAGGTGATTTTGTTGCCTATGGTGAAAACCATTATGAAATAGTCAAATTAGAAGAGACAAAAGAACTATTTGGCCAGGCGGATAGAAGAATTGAAATATCTGCTGAATGTATCAAGTCTAGAGAGGGCCTTTTTGATGGCACATAAAGATTCTATAAATGAAGATGTGGCAAGAGATGTTCCAAGATACAAATCTGAGCTGGAAGATATCGATATGGCTTTATATAACTTTATTAATGACTCTTTGGATTTAAAAACAACAACTAATAAAGGTTTCGAAAAAGTACCGGTAATATGGGCGGGATCCGAAAGGGCCCATAATATAAAAAATACCGATATAAGGCGTGATAAGACTGGGCAGATCATTTTGCCAGTTATTGTTGTTGAAAGAACAAAAGTTACAAAACAATTCGAAAACAAAGGTGTTCCATATGCTGCAGTTGATCCTCAGGGTGATTTGAAAGGCGGCCTTTTAACAATTAATAAGGTTATTAAACAAGATAAGACTTCTAATTTCGCTAATATGGATGCTTATAAAGCTCGAAATCAAACTAATTTCCCTACATATAGGCACAAGAAAAACAACAAAGTTGTCTTCGAGACCATCACCATACCTATACCCATATATGTGGAATTAGGATACGATATATCTATCAGAACCGAGTATCAGGAGCAAATGAATGATATCACGGTGCCCTTCATTCGTAGGGCCCATGCTCATAAGAGAATTATGATTAGTCACAACTATAATAATTATGAAGCTTTTATAGAGGGAGACCTGGCGTTAGCCAACAATGTCTCCTCTTATGAGCAGAATGAACGCAAGTATGAAACGAAACTAGCCATTAATGTTTTAGGGTATCTTATAGGTGACGGTAAAAACCAAAGTCAGCGCAGAACTGTAAGAAGGGAAAACGCTGTACAAATACGTTTTGCTAGGGAACGAATCATCATTGGAGATGAAGATGGAGAATTTAGATTTTAAAGGAGTTTCCAACCAGCCAAGACTATTTAATTATGAAAATGTGTATTTTATTTTAGTTTAAACTAGAGATTATCCAAGGGAGCTATAAACATGGCAGTTGACAAATTTAAATTTATTTCACCCGGTGTTTTCATCGATGAAATTGATGAATCCGCTTTACCGCCGCTTCCCGAGCGAATGGGCCCGGTGATTGTAGGACGTTTCGCAAAGGGCCCGGCCAACCGACCGGTCAAGGTAGAGTCATTTAAAGAATTCGTTCAATTATTTGGACGCCCATCTGCTGGAAACCCTGGAGGTGACATCTGGCGTACTGGTGCTTTGACTGCACCGACTTATGCTGCATATGCAGTTCAGGCTTGGCTACGAAATAATTCTCCCTGCACAGTATATCGAGTTTTGGGTGAACACCCTTCGACTGCTGAAACTAGTTTTGCAATTGCAGAAGGGGGCCTCCCGGGGTGGAGAACTCAAAATACTTTAAGTAGTTCACTTACTACCGCCGGCGGAGCATATGGTCTTGTTGTATTCCCTGTTCATTGTGGCGCCCTGTGCACTGGGTCTGCACTTACCGGCACACTAGCTGCTATCTGGTACGTGCAAAACGGCACTGTCGAAGTAGATGGCCCCGGCGTGTCCGGATCCGCCGGCGCCACTTCATCAGCCGGCATGTTGCATGAGTTCGAGGGAGGAGTTTACAGCGTTGCTATAAAAAATAGCACTGGCACCACCGTGAAAGCTGCGAGGTTTACCTTTAATAAAGATAGTGAACTTTATATTAGAAAGGTCTTCAATACTGACCCAACCAAAACAAATACCGACATAACAGTCGCCGAGGACGAAGAAATATATTGGCTTGGTGAAACCTTTGATCCTCACGTCCTTAACAGTGACACATGGTCACTAGCTGTCACGGGCACATCTTACACCGGCGGAGATACGACGTGTGCTATACTAGGCCTCCAGGGCGATGTTTGGGGCGGTACAAACGGCGATTATGCCGACCGACGCCAGTCCTCTCAGGCTGCTCGCACAGGCTGGTTCTTCTCACAAGACACCCGCGGCGAGATGACCGCGTCCTTCGATCCTACTGAACATACGAAAGATTTATTTAGATTTGTGGCACACGATAGCGGCGAACATGCGAATAGAGATTTCAAGATTTCAATTCAGGATATCAAAGTTCCAACTGACAATTATAATAAATATGGTAGTTTCACCGTGCTAGTCAGAGCAGCTGGGGATTCTGACAATAATCCCATCGTCTTGGAGCGCTTTAGCGGTCTTAATTTAGATCCAACTTCTACTGGCTACATCAAAAAAGTAATTGGTGATGTAAGTTACGTATATGACGAAAACACCAAAGTTATTGTTGAACATGGTGAATGGCCTAACAGATCTAAGTATATCCGCGCCGAGGGCAAACCAATTATTGAAGGAAACGCGGAAGGCCTTCTGCCGTTTGGAGTTTATGGTCCAAGAGTGCCAATCACACTACAAATACTGAGTGGCACCACAAATCTTAATATGTCAGCTAGCGCGACGGGTGAAGCATGCGATTCTTGGGTCATCGGCCAACACGCCAACGGCCTCCCAAGTGCCTCTCTGACGTCTAGTCACGCCGCCGGTCACATATTGCACGCAGGTGACGAATTCACTGGGTCACTGCAATGGCCCACCACTAGGTGCAGAGTTTCTTCTTCCGAGGGTGATTTAGTATTAGAAACCCGTGCTTACTTTGGCTACCAATCTGTTATGCCAGATACTAGAATTTTTGAACAAACTAATCTAGATCTCCTACGCGGCCAGCCGTCTGGCATTGTTGGTGATACTAACGCAACAGCATCTCAGCATTCTTGGGTCTTTACTTTGGATGATATCGTGGTTGAAGATAATTCAGCGGTATGGACTGCTGGCTCCAGGGCCCTTGGTGATTCCAGGACCGCATCGTCATCCGCCGATACCGGTGGCCACGAAGGGCTATTAGGCGAAAATTGGAATCGCTTTACCTCCCCCATGTTTGGAGGTTTTGACGGCCTAGATGTAACAGAGAAAGATCCATTCCGAAATGAATATATCGGACTCACACCTACATCAAATACTAACTATGCTTATCATTCGATGAAGAGAGCAATTGATACTTTATCTGATAGCGAGTTTGCGGAATTTGATATTGCAACTATTCCTGGCATCACGGCCCCCAAGTTGGTAACTTCTTTGGTCAATGTGTGCGAAGACCGCGGCGACGCCATAGCAATTATTGATGCAGCCGGCGGGTATAAACCGCAGCATGAAAATGATGATGACGAGCAAACTAGATTTGAAGCAGGAACCATTGATACAGTTGTCGATACGGTGAAAAACAACTTGCAGATTAATTCAAGTTATGGATGCACTTTCTATCCATGGGTTCGTATTAAAGACAACGTCAACAACGCTGTGTTATATGTCCCGCCCTCGGTGGTAGCACTTGGCACCTTCTCAAGTTCCCAGAGAAAATCAGCAGTTTGGTTTGCACCAGCTGGTTTCACTCGCGGCGGCTTAAGCGAAGGCTCTGCCGGGTTGCCAGTGGTTGGCGTGAGAGAGCGTCTTACTTCAGCACAAAGAGATAAGCTTTACGATGCAAATATTAATCCTATTGCTAGTTTCCCAGCTGAGGGAATTGTCATCTTCGGTCAAAAGACAATGCAGGTAACTCGTTCTGCTCTGGATAGAATTAACGTGAGAAGACTGCTCATTTATCTCAAGAAAGAGATATCGCAGATTGCATCTAGAATTCTCTTTGACCAGAATGTTACAGCCACGTGGGATAAATTCACTGGCCAGGTTGTACCCTTCTTAGACGGTGTGAAAGCTGGCTTGGGTCTCACAGACTTTAGGGTTGTGCTTGACGAATCAACTACAACGCCAGACTTGATTGATAGAAACATTCTGTATGCCAAGATTTACCTGAAGCCCGCAAGAGCTATCGAATTCATAGCACTTGACTTTATTATTACTAGAAGTGGTGCTTCTTTCGATGATTAAAAATAAAAATTTAAATAAAACACTATTTATAGTAGACAAGGGAGAAATAAAATAATGCCATTTTTTTCAGATTCAGGACCAGGTGGATTCGAGCCTAAAAGAAAACATCGGTGGACTGTAAGTTTTAAACATCTTGGTAATGATTTGGTTTTCATGGCAAAAAGCGCTTCGAAGCCCAAATTTACCTCAACTCCCACGAAACATCAATTTATGAATCATGAATTCAAATATCCCGGCATTGTTCAATGGCAGGATCTCAGTGTGACGCTAGTTGACGCTTTTGAGCCGAATATAGGTAGTGTTTTTTGGAATGTTCTCTTGAACAACGGTTACGACCTTCCTACTAATTTTACAAATTCATTAATAGGATTTACCAAAACTTCAGCAGTGGCTACTCTTGGTGATGTGGTGATCAGACAATTAGACGGTGGTCATCGAGCCGGTATTTCTCCCGTCGTCGTCGACCCAGGTAATGTTGTCGGGCCCCCTGTTGGGCCCTTCATCAGAGAAGAGTGGACTTTAAAAAATGCATTTGTTAAAGATGTAGATTGGTCCGGAGAAATGACTTATTCAGGTGATTCTGGCTTGGTTGAAATTAAGGTTGGATTAACTTATGATTTCGCCACGTATGCGACCAAAAACTCTTCAGAAGGCTTGGGTCAATATCTTTAAAAGCTAACGAGAGGTTAAGATGCGCAATAATGAGAGACGTTTGGGAATGGGGCCTGGCCCCCAACCAGACGATATAGCGGGGGCTTGTCAACAAGGCTCCCCGTTGGCATTTGTGGTGCCAACAGAGTTTGTTGAACTACCGTCAAGAGGAGTGTTTTATCCAGAAGGTCATCCTCTCCATGGTGAAGACACGATTGAGATAAGATTCATGACAGCAAAGGACGAAGATATTTTAACTTCGGCGACGCTTATTAAAAAAGGGATTGTTTTAGAAAGACTCATTGATAATCTCATAGTTGATAATAGAATCAAAGCTTCGAATCTTTTTGTTGGTGATAGGAACGCCATAATGGTTGCTGCACGCAAATCAGCTTATGGTCGCCTCTACGAAACAAATATAACTTGTCCTTCCTGCAATCATTCTTCTGATGAAGAATATGATCTTGATGAAATAAAATATATTGGACAGTGTTTTGACGAAGAATTCTTAAAAGAAAATAACGTTAATATCAATCCGGAGTTTGGTATTTTTGAATTGCAGCTTCCCAGATCAGGTGTTACGGTTGGCCTTCGACTATTGGCC